TACCATTATATATAATTTTACCAGGCATTATTTTACCTTTCCTAAAATTTTTAAAACAAGTTTTAATTGTTCTTTATTAAGATCATTAATAGCTTTTTTATTAATTAGCTTAGGGTTTTTAAAATTTGGTTTTTTCACAATTTTCTCCATTAGTTAATATTAGTTATGTTATAACATGGGATAATATACTTGTCAAACACCTATATATAGTGTGATAATAATGCTACATACTATATAGTGTTCTAGTTCCATAACCTAAACCCGACCTACACCCGACCCCGACCTTACGCATGTCCCGACTTAACGCGTGTCCCGACTTATACACGCGTCCCGACTTACTATACCCCTCTAGATTATACCATATGTTACCACTAATGTAAACCCACTACATATAGTAGGTCTATTCAGCAGCAGTTTAAGTTCCCCAAACTAAAACCCGCTGCTAAATAGACCCGATCTAGCCTGGATAACATCTGTTTCATTTATGCTTACTTTGTTTCATGGAAAAAAATAAGAAAACCCCTCTCTTTGAGGGGGTAAGTTTATTGTTAAAATATCCCATATTAAATTATCTAAAATTATCTCATTATAAGTGTTGACTTGTTATGGGAATGTATGCTAGGTTATGGGTAATATAAATTAATGGAGGTTTTTATTATGAAGATTTTAGTAGCATGTGAAACTAGCGGAACAGTTAGAAACGCATTTTTAGATAAAGGTCATGATGCTTGGTCATGTGATGTATTGCCATCAGATGATCAAACTAACAGACACATCCAGGATGATGTTCGTAATGTTTTAGCTATGGAAGAATGGGATATGTTAATGGTGGCACACCCGCCATGCACAAGATTATGTAATTCAGGTGTTAGATGGTTACATAAAGCACCACCAAACAAAACACTTGAACAAATTTGGGCTGAGTTAGATGAGGGTGCAAAATTGTTTTCTGATTTATGGAATGCAGATGTTCCTAAAATTTGTATTGAAAATCCTGTTATGCATAAATATGCAAAAGAGAGAATTGAGAATTTTGAGAAACAAGCACAATCATTTCAGCCATATGAATTTGGCCATGATGAAAATTCTTGGGATAATCAGAAGAAAAGAATTTGTTTGTGGTTAAAAAATTTACCACTGCTTGAAAAAACAGGAACATTAGACGGCTCTACTGCTCGTTCTGATGTTCATAATGCACCGCCAAGTGAGGATAGATGGAAATTTAGGAGTAAATTTTTTCCAAGTATTGCTCAAGCTATGGCAGATCAATGGACTTAGGAGGAAAAATGACTGAGAAAAAACATTTTATTACTATCGTTTGGGGAACAGAGAGAGAAGAAACTAAAACCTACAGATTTGATACTTTTGCGGAGGCAGATGCCTTTTATCATGGAGTAGAGCAATCTAATGGTTGGTGGGAATATGACATTATAGCATCGGGAGAAGAAAATGGCTGAGAAAAAACAAGATAAGTTTGAAGATTGGATAGTTAATTGTCCTGCTTTTGAATATGATTGCACAGAAGAGTGGGTAGAAAAAGAAGATAATGGAACTAAAACACTAGTCTATTGTTATTGGTTTAAGGTTGAGGGAGAAGAAAAATGAGATATGAAATAGATGAACATAAAAATCAAATGGGTTGGTATGATGAAGAAGATGTCAAGTGGTTTGATTATGATAGTAAAATTGCTATTAGAGTTGAGAGGTCTGACTACACCGACAATAAGTTATTAATAACTGTTCATGTTGAAGGTGGAGAGTCAGAGGAAATAGAAAGATTATTAGTTGATTTAGGAGAGAAATAATGAAACATTTTTTAGAATATATGCATCCTGATCTAAAACTTAGAATGGCTTTATATAATTATTATTTAAAGAGATTTAAAAACATAAAAAATAAACAAGAAGTTGCCCGATATTGTTCAAAATATGATATAGATAAAATTATGGCTGCGAGAGAGAGGGCTAATGACAATTAAAAATTATTACCCGATAAGTATGAATTACTTACAGGAGAGATATCAATTTTGGTTAGAACATTTTTCTCATTCAGAAGATAAAGAAAAATTAGCCTTTGAAGAGGCAAAGAAAGATGTTGAATTTAGAAAAGAAACAACAGACCCGAATAAATCAAGAAATTTTATATAAGGAGATAATAATGGGTAAAAGATTATTACCAGGTAAAACAATTAAAGATAAAGGTAAAACTAAATCACACAGGAGACCTGAAATGGATTATGGAAAGTTAAGAGGAACGAAATGGGAAAAATATGTAATTGATATTGAGGCTCGGGCTTTAATTAAAAAAGAAAATATGAAAGCAAAAAAAGAGAGAAGGAAAATCAAACATGGTTAAAAAAGAACCGATTTTTAAATGGCATGAAAAAATATTGATGTATTTTGTTGCTTTAGTCGTTATCGCTTTTTTAATAATTATAGGTAATGTTAGGGAAAAAAACGAAATTGATGAAAAAATACAAGAATGTTATCAATTTTTAGAAGAGCATGACGGCCAGGTTAATTAGTTATTAATTTACCCGATTTATCTATTTCAATACCCGATTGATGTTTTGCTTTATCCTGTAACTTTTTAAGTTCTTTCAACACTTCATCTTTTGATAATGCGTCAACCCGACCATGCAATACAGCTTTCTTTTCAATAAGAAGTCCGACTGCTTTCATTCTTAATTCTTCGGCTTTAATTGCCGGTCCCCAACTTCCATCTAATACGGCTGCATCCCGAATTGATTTTAAATCCCGAAGTGAACGATCTAATGTGACATTGTTTCTGTGTTGAGCCTCATGTCTTAACTCTTCAATAGCTATCATGATATTTTTTGACTTCATGTTTCTATGGGCCTGGACTGCTGGGTTACTATAACCTGCTTTTCTTGCAGCCTCAGTTTGAGACATATCTTGATAAACGACATTCTCTACAAATTTTTGTTGTTGTTGTGTTAAATTAACTGACAGCCCGAGTTGATTTTGTTCTACTTCTTCCACCTCAGTTATCTCTATCTTTTCTTCTTCCATGTTGATCACCTAGCGTTAATGTTTGTAAGGGGGTGGGGCGTTAGCCCACCCCTACATATATATATTATATAGGCAACCTGGACAAGCTGAATATTTGCTTGTTTTTCAATAACTTAATCTGCTTGCTCACCTTAAAAGACCCTGATTGAGCTAGTGGACAAGCACTTTTTTTTATCTATATAAAACAACAACTTATAAAGAAGAGTGCTAGCTCACTGCTCAACTAGCCCAATGAGCAAGTGGTCAAGTGGTCAAGCACTTTATTAAATATATTTTTTTCTTTACTTGGATATTTTCCCATGCTATGACATTCTTCATGGTAAAGGAAGATAAAGAATATAGTGTAAAATTATTAATAAATGTTGAAATGGTAACTTCATTTTATGCAAAAGATAATGAAGAGTTAAAAGACAAGGCAGTTGATTTTATTCACGATATGGACCCTTTAAAAGCTCACTACATTTTACAATGTGGCAGAAAAACAGTTTTAAAAAGCGAGGATGGCACAAAATATGAAAGATTATCACTTAATAAAAAAGATTAAAATATCACAGGCACACTTTAAACGAAAAGGTTTAAAAGTTTCATTACCAACATATAGTTTTCAAAGGGAAGAAAATGAGCAAAAAACAAAAAGTTGAAGCATTTGTATATCATGCTGAATTAGAAAGAGTAGTCGATGGCGATACTATAGATATTACTATTGATCTTGGTTTTAATGTTAAGCTGCACAAACAGAGATGTCGTTTAGCTGGTATTGATACACCAGAATCAAGAACTAGAGACCTAGCTGAAAAAGCGTTAGGCAAAAAAGCGTCAGTACGATTAAAAGAGTTGTGCGGACAAAAATTAAAGATTAAATCATTTGGTAAAGGAAAATACGGCAGAATATTGGCTATACCATATACAGAAGATGGCCAGGATATTTGTCAAATTCTTATTAAAGAAGGTCATGCTGTTGAATATCACGGTGGAACGAAAACAAAAGTATGGGGAGATTATTAA